AACTAAGTAGATTTCGATTACGACCCACATAAGACTCAGTAATGAGTTAAGTGAAACGATAGAGGGAAAGTATAGAGTCTGTGAAGATTCAATACAGTCTACTTAGTTACTGATATGCTTTCTGATTCGAGTCTTGTTTAGGTAATCGTAACTGTACTTGGTAATGGCTCAGTAATGAACATTGATGATGCATAGTGTCATATCAAATGTGTTCAATGATGCCATCAAATGTGTTCAATGATGCCACGTAGATGTAGTACATAGATGCCATCAAATGTGTTCAATGATGCTATCAAATGTGTGGCACATAGATGCCATCAAATGTGTTGCAAATGTGTTCAATGATGTCATCAAATGTGTTGCAAATGTGTTGCACATACACTAATACCCCATAGAAACACTCAAGTACCATGTAAGGACAGTGTAGGAACGACTATCCTGCTATAAATTCCTATTGTGTCCTTATAGAGGACAGTATTGCACCCTCTAAGCTCCGTAATTGTGTCTTAAAGGCACGATTACTACCTCAGTGATACCTAAGGTAGGGTCAAGGCTTATAACGCCTCTAATCGCTTGCTATTTCAAGGTGGACATTACTGTCATCCCAAGAGATAACAAAGCCGAACCTATCTGATTCTAGCATGTACACACCTGTGTCCAGCCTAGACCACCACTTAGACAGCTGAACGTGCTCTACTAAAGCTCGCATTAACTTACGATGCTTACTTACATTCAAGTCTACCTCGATAGACCCAGATTGCTTACGCTTTCTGATTATCTTGCCGATAGCCTGTTGTGCTAGGTTGCCTCTAGTAGGCTCGATATGATACTTAAGTCCACCTACGTGAACGATTGTTGAATTGATATCCATGTTATTACTCCTATGTTGTTATAAATGAATCGAGAATGATTCACATAGTGGACACAAGAGCTTGCTCGCCGTGTACACAGAAGCCCTAGAGAGTTAAGGGGGTGTCAAAGTATATCGGGGGGTGGTTGTAATATATAATACCCATAGACGATGTACAGATAAGATTTCAAATATGACCCATAGACGATGTACAGATAAGATTTCAAATATGACAAAACAAGGAGATTTATATGCCAAGAAAGAAGGCTACGTTAGAGGCTAAGATTAAAGCTAGAAAGGATGGTGGAGAAAGACTGAAAGAGGCTGGGAAAGCTTATAGGTTCAAGCCAGGGGTCTCTGGAAATCCTACAGGAAAGGGAAAGAAGGGAAGTAAAAACAAACATGTAAGCATCCCTTCAATTGAAGAGGCTATGAAGGATATGGTGCTGATAGATGGTAATATCCCAGCATCTGTTAGGCTTATGATGTTAATGGAAAGGAATATGGCGCAGAATACGCCCACTGGCGATAAGATGGCTCTGGAATGTATTAAAGAGATTAATAAGTACACTGAAGCAACTAAGGATGCTAAGGAAGTGAATAAGAACGATGTAGAGGATTTATCGAATAAAGAAATTAAGGAAAGACTGTTTAAGATTGTTAACGACTAAGGAGGTTCAAGATGCAAAAGCTGATTGATTTGATGAAAGATATCATTGCATTGTTTAAGAAAGACACTACAAAGAAGAGTACAAAGAAGAGGGGCCCTGGAAGACATAAAGGCTCTAAGAACAAGAAATAATGAATCCTAATAAAGAAGCTGCTCAGTTATTGGCTGAATTAGAGAAGCGTAAGGTGTGGAAAAGATGGAAGAGAGAACCAAGGGCTTTTATTGAAGAAGCTTTAATGATCTATCCTAAGGATGCTGACAAAGGTCTTATCCATCTGACAGTTAACAAGGCTCAAGAGGTTGTTGTTGATGAGTATATTAAGCAGATGAAAGAAATCGGATATGTCCGAATGATCATCAGTAAGTACAGACAGGCAGGGTTCTCAACTATATCAAGTGCTTTGATCTTTCATAGAACTCTCTTTTTTAAGAATACGAGAGCTGTAATTATTTCGTTAGATAAGCCTACGACTGAGAGTATCTTTAGTATGAGTAAGACATTCTGGGAGAATCTTCCTGAGAATGTTAGGCCAGAGTTAGGGGTATCGAATAAGAGGGAAATGGTCTTCAAGGAGAACGATTCCAAATTTAGATTGTTCACAGCTGGAGCAGATAACCCAGGACGAGGCACTACTAATACTGCGTTACTTTGTGATGAAACTGCTTTCTTCCAGAATGCTGATAAGGTTATGGCTGGACTATTCCAGTCTGTAGCGCTCACTAAAGGTAGTATTATTATCATTAATAGTACATCTAACGGTGCTCAAGGTGTTTATTATGATTTGTGGAATAAGGCAGAGAAAGGGGAAGGTAACTTTACGCCTTTGTTTGTGCCTTGGCATCTACAAGATGAGTATAGGCTTAAGTGTCCCGATAATATCGAATTAACTCCCGATGAGGGCAGGTTAAAGGAAAGATGGGCACTAGATAACGAGCAGATCTTTTGGAGAAGGATTAAGGTTGCAGAGACATCCACAGCGATGTTTAAGCAGGAGTATCCTTTTACAGCTGAAGAAAGCTTCTTACAAAGTGGTAGTTCTGTATTCAGTAAAGAAACTTTGGACAAGTACATTACCATAACCCCAGAGAGCATAAGAGAATATAATGACGACTATTCTGCGTTTGACGAGTCTAATGAAGGAAGTTTATCCATTTGGCAGGCTCCGCAAAAGAACTCAAAGTATTTAATCGGGGCAGATGTCGCTTTAGGTGTAAAGGGCGATTACTCGGTAGCAACAGTAATGAACTCGGAAAGGGAGGTTGTGGCTATTTACAGAAGCAATATTACTGACCCTGTTAGATTTGGAAAGATTTTGTTTTACTTAGGTAGATGGTATAACAACGGATTGATTTGCCCAGAGGCAAACTCAATTGGCATTGCAACAGTACAGCAACTATTTGGCATGAATTATCCAAATCTGTATCAGCAAAGAAAGACTGCTAACACAGCCTCAGATAGTATTAACCATTTAGGTTTTAAGACAACAACAGCAACAAGAGCCCCAATTATTTCTAATTTAAGAAGAATGATTGAGGATGAGGATATAGCGATTCCTAGTAGTTTGATAATAGAAGAATTAAGAAACTTCATTATTACTCCAAGTGGAAAAGCAGAGGCCTCAGTAGGACATCATGATGACATGGTGATGAGTTTAGCAATTACTTGTGAGGCTTATCGTACACATGGTCATTCATTAACTAACCAAACCTTTAGTTGGGGAGAGATTAATTCTCAGTACCAAGCCCCAGATACTAAGTGGTTATAAGCGAGAGAGCGAATGAGCAAACATAAGATAGAGAAAGTAGATGATGACATGTTGATCGATTCGATTGACAGAAATATCCGTAATACCACAGGTGGTTATACAGGGTCTTCAGATGCTGCAAAGAGAAGAGAGAATTCAATTTATGAAATGAGTTTAGAAGCTAAAGGAGACTTATCTCCCCAAGGCGTGTCTAAGATTGTTTCTTCAGATTCTGCAGAGATTGCAGAGGGTTACACCGCGCTGTTAACTAAGTTACTACTTGATAACAATAAGTTAGCATTATTCACACCGTATAGCAACGAAGTGGCCTCTATAAAGGCCTCCCAGGTTGCATCGGATGTAGTGAACTACTGCCTATTCAATTCTAATCCTAATGGCTGGACTAAGCTTGAAACATGGATTAAGTCTGCAGTTGTATTTGGGAACAGTGCGCTAACCTGGGGATGGGAAGAAAGATTTGACTACGAAGTTGAAGAGTACGATACCATTCAACAAGAAGCGCTAGATCAAATCTTGTCTGATACAGATGTAGAGATTGTTGGAGATCTTAACATCCAAGAGAGCGAATTTATCAACCTAGAGTTAGGGGATACCGTTGTCTATGAAGATGTTAGATTAAGACGAAAGATTGACAAATCTGGAGTTAAGGTAACGAACATACCTCCTGAATCATTTATGATTGATAAGGCAGCAGATACAGTTGCTGAGGCTAAGTTTGTTGGTTTAGTAACCGACATGACCCATTCTGAGATTAGAATTAACTGGCCAGACTTTACTGGAGACCTTTCTGAGATGGGGGAAGAGGCTTCTTTCAGAGATTCTGAATGGTCTCTTGAGTCTTATGCTCGTAAGCAATCAGCAGGTATCGATAACTGGAGTAATGTAGATGATGCGGAAGATGAGGCAAATATCTCTATTACTGTGGTTGAATGTTGGATTCGTTCTGATCGTGACGGTGATGGTATTGCTGAATTAAAGCATGTCATTAAAGCTGGAAACACGATTCTAGAAGAAGAAGACGCTTCCTATATTCCGATTGCAATATTGAATCCAATTGAGATTCCTCATGAATTCTACGGGTTGTCATTATTAGATATGGCTCGCCCACAGACGCAAGCTACTACAGCTGTTATGCGTGGCTTCGTAGAGAATGTTTATTTTGGTAATTACGGCAGAACGCTAGCCGATCCTAATGTAGTAGACTTTGCCGCTTTACAGAACCCATTACCTAAGCAAATTATTGCTACTAACGGTTCTCCTGCGAATGCTATACAACAGATTACTCCTGAGCAAATAAGCCCAGGAACAGCTGGAATGCTTGAGTTCTTAGGTTTGCAAAAAGAGCAATCAACAGGGCTTACTAAAACTGCAATGGGATTAAATGATACATTGTTTGTTTCTGGCAACTCTGAGCAGAAGATGGCTGGCGCTCAGAACGCTGCTCAAATTCGTGTTGAACACATTGCTAGAAGATTTGTTGAAAGCGGTATTAAGGATTTATGTCGTGGAGTCTTGAAAGAGATGAAGTCGAATTTAAAGAATCCTATGAGATACAAGACAGACAAAGGTTATGCTTCATTATCTGCTGATGATTTACAGACCATGCCTTCAAATATGGATCTTGAGATACAAGCTAACCTTGGGGAGAATTCAAATCAGAACACTGGTATGAAATTGAATGAAATAGCTCAATTACTTCCTATGATGGCCCAAGATCCTGAGGCAGCTGCATATATAAATCCAATGGCTGCATTTAATCTTGCAACTGATATTGTGGCAAACATGGGTCTAGATCCTACTAGATACTTAATAGATCCTGCTGATGAAGCTGCTCAACAACAGATACAGCAGAAGCAACAAGAGGCAAATGATCTTTCTGAGAAAGCTAAGCAGATAGAGTTGGCTAAGGCAGAGCTTGATACTAAGACAGCTTCTGCTAATATTAGTTACTTGAAGGCTGAGATTGACAATAAGAAGATTGATAATAAGCGTCAGTTACTCACAGCACAAGATGAATCAAATCGTAAGTGGGCTGAGGTCTCTGTTAAAGCTCAAGGAACTGAAGGGGCACAAGTGCCTAGACAAGTTCCTGTTGACTTTGAAAGCCTTTATCAGGATACTGAAGAGCAAGAGAAAGAAGCAGCAGAGATACAACAGCAAGGTGAGCAATTAGCCCAAGCTGCTATAGAAAACCCTGAGCAAGCTATGCAGATGGCAGAGCAAATGGGTATGGATCCATCAGCAATGATGGGTGGACAACAACAATAGATGAGAGATAGATGACACAAAAATACAATAGACAGCAGGGTTATAAGAAAGACCCTGATGGAAAACCAAAAAAGGTATCGGTTTATGATGATGCACAAAGGACCTTGACTAAAGGCTACCAATGTGATGAAATAAAAGATACTATGACTATGGTGACTGAGGATATTCTCAATCAACTGTTTACACAGTGGCTAGAAACTAAGCACTTTGAAACAGAATCGAGAGAGTTTCTCTATAAGTTAGCAATTAGTCAAGGAGCAGTGATGAAGAACATCGAGCGCTCAATTACTGCTAAAAATAACAAAGCTCGTGAAAAGGATGATGAATGATGAATGATGTAGAGGGAAAAGCTCTAGCTAGAATTGAATCTAGCATAAAGATGACATTAAGTACGATTGCTTTAGGGCGTGGGCTAGGTGCTCAAGCTTCTGAGTTTAACAACTTAATTAAAGCTAAAGAAAACATTCTTGCAATGCAAAGGCTTAATGCTAAAGCAAAACCAGCGAAGAAAGAGGTTACGCAAGAAGGTTCAGTTACATGTGAGCATTGTGGTCAAACAGGGTTAACAAAGTTAACTTATGGTAGATGGCACGGTGATAAATGTAAAGGCAAGAAATAAGAGGTTCTATTTAAGAACTATTTGATGATTGATTGAGAGGGTTTAAATAGACCCTCCTATAATAGGAGACTATATGTCAGAACAAAAAAGCGAAGCTACCTTTAGTAATGGAGATGAGTCGCAAGTTTCAGACTTTGACTTTGATGCTTTGGCGGATGAGGTTCTCGGTACAGATGAGATCGCTACCCAAGAAAGTAATGAAGACACAGAAGAACTCACAGACGATGATCCCATCGTTGACGAGGACGCTGAAGAAGTTGATGAAGTAGAGGAAGATAGTGAAGAGGAAGAAGCTGAGGATGAGGATGAGTCTACGGACGCTACCCAAGATGACGATGCAGATGATTCGGAAGAAGGTGAAGAAGGTGAAATCGATATGGACTTTGCAGTCCCAGTTAAGATTGATGGGGAAGAAAGCAATGTCACTATGGAAGAGCTTGTCGCTAATTATCAGACTAAACAACATCAGTCGAAGAAAGGGGATGAACTTGCGAAACAGGCAAAAGAGTTAGATGCTTATAAAGCAGACGCTCAGGTATTTGCTAAAATAAATGCACAGTTACTACAAGATCAAGATGACAAAGACAAGCGAATCTTATCAAACCTTGAAAAGAAGGTTGATGAAGCTTACGCTGAAGATGACTTTGAAGCTAGTAAACTAGAAAGACAGTTTAATAAGGCGACAAAGGAATATTCTCAACGTAAAACTAACAGAGATTCAATGTTGGAAAATATGGGACGAAAGGTTCAAGAAGAGCAAGTGGGGCAATTCAACAAACAAGTTGAAGCATTCCATGCTGCAATTCCTGAGTATGTTCCAGATTGGTCAAACGATGTGGCACAAGCTAACAGAGAGTTCGCCTTAAAAGGTGGACTACCTGAACATCTTGTTGACTCAATGGTAGATCCTGCAGTAGTTGCATTTGTGGACAAATTCCGAAGATTAGCTGAAACTACTTCTAAGGGGGCTGTTAAACGAAAGAAAGCCCCAGTTAAAAGAGTCTCAACTAAAAAGCCTGTTTCTAAAACAACTAAAAAAGAAAACAGAGTTGATCAGTCTAGACAAAGAGTTAGTAAAGGCAAAGGAACAGAGAACGATTCAAAAGTTCTCTTTGATAATGTTATTGACAATATGTTTGGCTAGTCAGCCTGTCTAATATAAGGATAGCAAAATGGCTACTAAATTTGGTACTTCAACCATAACGGGCAGTTTTACTGCTCAGGGTTCTCAGAAAGAGGACCTAGCAAACTACATCTCTAATATATCTAGAGATATGACTCCATTCATGTCTTCAATCGGTAAGAACAAAGCTTCTGCGATTACTCATGAATGGTCAACTGACACTTTAGCTGCTGCTGCATTGCAAGCTGCAGTTGAAGGTTCAAGCTTCGCAGAATCTGCCGGTCCTGTTGTACAGAAGATTGATAACAAGGCACAGATCTTTACTAAAGGTATTCGTGTTTCTGGTTCTCTTGAAGCTGTAGACAAGGCTGGACGTAAGTCTGAATTCAAATATCAGACTGAGAAGCGAGGTAAAGAAATCATGCGTGACATTGAGAAGACTTTAGTGTCTTCTCAAACAAAAGGTACGCAAGGCTCTTCAGCCTCAGGTGGCATTCAAGCATACGCTCGTAAGATGGGCGGATACCAGTCTTATGCTGGTGTAGCAGAATCTGTTGCATCTGTAACTTCTGGATCATTAACAGTGACACAAGCTGCTGGTGATGGTTCTGATGTTGCTACTGCAGCTGGTACTGGTAAAGCTTCTGAGCCATTTACTTTAGCAAGCATCAATGAAATTCTTCGTGAAATTAACGGCGAAACTTCTGCAGCTCCATCTAAAGTAATGATGTCAACAGCTAACAAAGTAAACTTCTCTAACTTAGTTAATACTTCTTCTATGAATACTCGTAGAAATATTGATGAGAAGGGCAAGTTACGCCAATCAGTTGATTTGTATGAATCTGACTTTGGTGATGTTGAGTTAGTTCACAACTACTTAATGGATGATACTGAAGTGTTCGTTTACGATCCTTCTCTATTATCAGTTGCAACTCTTCGTCCGATTCAGTTCCGTGATATCAACGAAGACGGTGACTCTTTACGTTCTTACATGGTACACGAGTGTACTTTGGAAGCTAAGAGTCCATCTGGTAACGGTGTTATCATTGATGTGTCTTTAACTTAATAGGTTAAGCAAAGTTGAATTAACCCCTGCTTTCGGGTGGGGGTTATTCTTACCAAGAAAGATTCTAAGAGTCTTTGTCGGTAAGAATAATAAAGAGATGAGAGATGAGAGAAATAAGAGAACAATTATTTAAAGATTATGAAGTACATTCAGATGCCAGTGGCATTGGTATAGTACAAGATATCGAGCCTCATTTAGAATGGGCGAAAGCTCAAAGAGAGTTCGGTAAAAAAAACAAGCGAATCGATTCAGGATTTAAACCGTTTTGCAATGTACCAGATACAATTGCATTAGATATTATGACAAAGTATGGAATTAATATCCATGATAAGAATATCCAACCTGAAGAAATGAGAAAGTTTAAACATATCATGAAGTTTAAATATCCTCATCTTATGTATTACTAACTAATTTAGGAGCCCTATATGGCCATCATAGATCAAGCTACATTACGCACAAATATTGCGGATTGGCTGAACAGAACAGATTTAACCGATACTCAGCTTGATTTATTCATTCAGATGGCTGAAGCTAAGGTTTATGAGAAACTTCGTGTTCCTCCTTTAGAGGCTTTAGAAGGCTTCTCAGTAGCTAGTAGCAATTCTAGTATTACTATTCCTTCTAGGTTCCTAGAGTTAATTGAATTAAGATTAGTAAAGGCAGGAACCTGTTCGGTTGCTCCAACTACTAATACAACTAGAGCTTTATGTTCAGCTGCTAGCGGTACTTGGACAGACTCTGATAAAGACGATGATGTTTCTTATCGTAGGATTGATGGCAAGGCTTTTCATAATAACAAGATGAATTACTCTTTCACTAGAGAGCTAACTAGTTTCTTATTAACAGATAAAGAAGGAGAGCAAAGTGCTTCTGGTGAGTATGTGTTAAAGTATTATAAGGCTGGCGAGGCTATTGGCACTACCTCTTCAACTACTACAACAGCTGGTGCGTTTACGATTGGTAAGTACTATACGATTACTACAGTTGGAACGACAGATTTCACAGCAATAGGAGCTTCAGGTAACACTGTAGGTGTTATATTTAATGCCACAGGAGTTGGAACTGGAACTGGAACTGCTACTATTGAAGTAATTCCTTATATCTTGTCTAGCGAGTATGAAACAGTTCTTTATTCATCATTAGCTATTGGCTCTGCTTTCTTAGGAAGTGTTGAGGACGAGGCTAGATATTATCAAATGTTCTTAGATAAGATCACAACATTAAACGATAAAGCTAAAGAGGCAGAGCTCAAAGGAGCTACATTTACACAGATATTTTCTGAAGCTTTAATATAGGAGAATAATATGCCTAGAAATTCATTTTATGATGGTAACGCAGGCGATACGATTGCTATTGATAACTCAGCAGCAGCAGCAGCGGTAAGTGAAACTAATGCAGCAGCTTCCGAGTCTGCAGCAGCGGCAAGTGAGACAGCAGCAGCCGTTAGTGAAACTAATGCAGCAGCTTCGTATGATTCATTTGACGATAGGTATCTTGGTGTTAAATCATCAGGACCTACACTAGATAATGATGGTGACGCCTTAGTAGATGGTGCGTTGTACTTTGATACAACAACCAATGCTATGATGGTTTACGATTTAGGTGGAACAACCTGGAATCGTACTACACCAACAACATCAGACCAAACAAAGATTAATACCGTTTCTGGTATTGCAGCTAATGTAACCACAGTAGCAGGCATATCAGCAAACGTAACAACAGTTGCTGGCATCTCAAGTGATGTAACTACAGTAGCTGGTAAGAGTACAGAAATAGGACGTTTAGGTACAGCAGCTGCTGTAGCTGATATGGCTATCTTAGGTACTGCTGATGTAGTATCTGATATGAATATCTTAGGTACTGCTGCTATTGTTGCTGATATGGCTATCTTAGGTACTGCAGATGTAGTAGCTGATTTAAACACTCTAGGTACTGCAGATGTAGTAGCTGATATGAATACCTTAGGAACAGCTGATGTTGTTTCTGATATGAACACACTAGGTACTGCTGATGTAGTAGCTGATATGAATACCTTAGGAACAGCAGATGTAGTTCTAGATATGAACACACTAGGAACAGCAGATGTTGTTTCTGATATGAACACACTAGGCACTTCAGCTAATGTAACTGCAATGGACACTTGTGCTAGTAATATCACAGGTATAAATTCATTTGCAGATAGATATAGAGTTTCAACAACAGCCCCAACAACCTCATTAGATGAAGGTGATTTATACTTCAATACAACTGATAATAAGATGTACCGATACAATGGTACTTCTTGGGCTGAGATTGTAACTTACACAGGTGGCACGGGTATTAACATCTCTGCTAGTAATGTTATCTCAGCTAGCTCAATAGCTTTAACCACAGTTCAAACAGCAGCGAGCCAAGTGCTTATGTTGGCTCTTACAGCACAAGAAGGTGATGTAGTAGTTAGAACCGATGAGAAGAAGACTTATGTTAAGAACTCAGGTTCTGCTGGAACAATGGCAGACTTTACTTTACTTGAAACTCCAACTGATGCTGTAACAAGTGTTGATGGTGCTACAGGTGTTGTAACTCTTAACCACGATACCTTAACTGGCTTTGTGGCTAATGAGCATTTAGATTGGACAACAGACCAAGGGTCTACCAATGTACACGCTGGTAATTACACAGATACTGTTTACGACTCAACTGCTATTGATGCAGCTGTAGCTCTTAACACAGCTAAAGTAACAAACGTAACAACCAACCTATCTACAACCACAACTGCAACTACTAACACTGTAGTAAGCTCAGATGGAACTAACGCTGTTCTCCCTGCTGCTACTACAACTGTTGCTGGTGTACAGACTGGTGCTGATAAGGCTAAGCTAGATGGTATTGAAGCAGGTGCTACAGGAGATCAAACTGGCGCAGAGATTAAAGCTGCTTATGAAGGTGAAGCTGACACTAACGAGTTTAGTGATGCAGAACAGACTAAACTAGCAGGAATAGCTACCTCAGCTAACAACTACACGCATCCAGCTAATCACGCTATTTCAGTTATTACAGGCCTACAAACAGCTTTAGATGGTAAGGTAGATGATTCACAAGTATTAACTAATGTACCTTCTGGTGCGTTGTTTACAGACACCACATACTCAGTTGGAGATGGGGGGCTTACACAAGTTAACTTTACAACAGCTGATAATACTAAATTAGACGGTATAGCTACTAGCGCTAACAATTACACACACCCTGCTACACATTCTATTGCAGAAGTATCAGGATTACAAGCAGCCCTAGACGCTAAAGAAGCTCTGGGTAACGCAGTCGCGATGAGTATCGCATTAGGATAGGAAAACATTATGGCAAATACATTCAAACTAAAAACAAAGACCACGATAGGCACATCGCTTGTAGCAGTCTACACAGTACCTGCAAGCACAACTACAGTAATCATCGGATTAACAGTGGCTAATATCTTAGGTTCTTCAGTTAACGCTAGTGCTCAAATTGTGAGTACTACTGTTGATGTTGAAACTAACACCTCTGTGTACTTCATTAAAGACATTCCATTACCATCAGGTTCAGCGGTAGAGATTATGTCTGGTAACAAGATTGTGCTTCAAGCAGGAGACATTGTGAAGGTGCAGAGTAATACAGCTTCTGCATTAGATGCAGCGTTATCAATTATGGAAATCACTTAATTTTAGGAGAATAATATGCCATACGTAGGTAGAGTACCCTCAGCGGTACCAGTAACAGCAGATGATATTCCTGCTAACAGTATTGACGCTTCTAAGATTGTAGACGGAGCTATCGCTGTAGCAGACGTAGCAGACAATGCTATTACAGAAGCTAAGATAGCAGACGCAGCAGTTGTAAGCCTGAAGTCAGGTAGAAAGAACCTGATTATTAATGGTGGGTTTGATGTATGGCAGAGGGGTACAAGTTTTAGTGGTGTTTCTAGTGGAACCTACCACGCAGATAGATGGAATATATGGTCTAATGGTGGGACTATTGACATTGATAAAGTATCAGGAGGTTTGCAATTTGCTATTTCAGGAACAGGGGTAACAAACTCACTTATGCAAGATATAGAGGCACAGGATGTTCCCTTAGGAGATTACATTCTTTCTTTTGACGCAGATAACTATTCTAATATATTAAGTGCGAACTGTTATAGCATAGGGGGTGGAACACATTATGGAAATTTAACATATATTTCAGATGGGAAATATTCTATGACTCTGACATCGGCTAATTTCAATTCATCAACAACAGCAATAAGAGTTGAAATATATTTAAATGCAAATACTACAATCGTAATAAACAACGTCCAACTAGAACTAGGCTCAGTAGCCACAGACTTTGAACACCGTAGTTATGGTGAGGAACTGGCACTTTGTCAGAGGTATTTTGTTGGCTATGATTATAATGGCACTGGCGCTCACGGCTATGTCTGTATTTTTGCGGGTTATGATGCTGATGATGCTATGGGGGTATTAAACCTTCCTGTTCCTATGAGAACATCACCCACTCTAACTTATAGTGGTGTCTTTATGAGATATGCTGGCGCTTCTTCAGAAGTTGATGGAGGAACTGTTGTGGCGTATAACTATGGTGATAATAGGTCAGTGTTTGCTTTAAATTATGATAACAGCACTAATGCTTTTAGTGGTCATCAAGGGGGAGCTATGTTTTGGGGAGTTAGCGGAGATAGTACAGCTAACTATATACGGTTAGACGCAGAATTATAGGAGATTATTATGTATAAACTAAAACAGCAAGAAAATTCATACGGAATTATAAGATTATCTGATAATGCTTCTATTCCACAGAGTCCTCAGAATCGCGATTACCAACAGTTCCTACAAGACGTTAAAGTCAATGGCTTAACTATCGTAGAAGGTGCTGATGTTATCGAACCTGATTACGTAGCACTAAGAACTGGTGAAGATGGTTATGCCTCTACAGGTGAACAGTTCGGTATGCAGACAGATGGTACTTGGGATGCTCACGTAGCAGACGTAAAGACTAGATTCCCTAAGACAATCACAGGTGGCACAACGATTGCTGATGTACCTGCTTGGGTCAAAACAGAAGCTGATAAGGCTGTATTACAGGAGACCATCTAATGGCAGGTATAAGTAAAGTAGGAAAAGAAGGACTGAAGGCAGATGTTATAGATGCTAACTACCTAGTGAACTTTTTAATTATTTCTGGTGGTGCAGGTGGTGGTGGGAATAGTGTAGTGCAAGCTAGCACAGGGGGTGGTGGTGGTGCTGGAGGTTACTTTGAGAGTTCTATGTATTTATCTAAGAACTCGATTTACAATATAACAGTAGGCGCTGGTGGTGCAGGTGGCGGTGCACTTGGTGGATTAGATGGATTACGAACCAACTGGGGAACTAATGGCTCAGACTCTAGTATTAATGCACTCTCTTTATCAGGTGGTGGTGGTGGTTGTGCTAACGGACCTGTTTGTTCAGTTAATAATTCGAGAACTGGTGCTACAGGTGGTTCAGGTGGGGGCTCTGGCGGTGTAGGAGAAAGCACACAAGTTTCTAGTACCCCTGTTGCTGGTCAAGGTAACGCTGGCGGTATAGGGCAAAATGCACCTGGTGGGTGTAATAATGACGCTTTTGGTGGCGGTGGTGGCGCTGGTGGTGTAGGAGGAAACGCTACTGCCTCCTCTATAGGCGGTGTTGGCGGTAGTGGTAAAGCATCTAGTATTACAGGGTCAGCTGTAACAAGAGCTGGCGGGGGTGCTGGTGGTCACTATTCTTATTGGGGTGCTGGTGGCGCTGCTGGCGGCAGTGGTGGTGGTGGTAGGAGCGGGCAAGAGGGAGGCTCTACAGCAGGCGTTGTAAATACTGGCTCAGGTGGCGGCGGTGGCTCTGCGGATGGTTTTAATGGCATTGATGACAGCGAAGGTTTATCATCTGCTGGGGGCTCTGGAGTAGTTATTTTAAGCATACCTACAGCCCTCTACACAGGAACTACTACAGGCTCTCCAACAGAGAGTCTCAGTGGTACAAACACTATTTTAGTTTTCAATTCTTCAGGGAGTTATACAGCGTAATGAGTCATTTTGCAAAAATAGAAAAAGGTGTAGTAACACAAGTTATTGTTGCCACACAAGAATATATTGATACTTTTCAGAAAGGGCAATGGGTAAAAACATCCTATAATACTAAAGGCGGAGTATATTATAATCCCAATTCAAAAGAAGCCTCTAGCGACCAAACAAAAGCGTTAAGGCTGAATTTTGCAGGTATTGGTAACATCTATGATGAGGTGTTAGATGCTTTTTATGTGCCGCAGCCATACCCTTCTTGGATTTTAGATGTAACAACAGGCACTTGGTTACCCCCTACTCCGCGACCAGCAGATGTAGGTAAACCACCTGTTAGGCATATATGGGATGAAGAGGTGCAGCAGTGGTTAGCACCATAGTGCCTACATTCTCTATATTAGGCGGACTACCTCGTAGTGGTATTACCTTGCTATCTGCCTTATTAAATCAACACCCAGAAATATACGTCACCACTACATCTCCATTTGTTGAAATATTATGGAGAAATTATACTGTTTGGACAGATGAGATTTCTAAGGATGATTGCAATACAGCAAAGATACAAAGCAATAAAATTCCTTTTTTAAGGTCTCTTACTTCTGCGTATTTTAAAGGACTAACGGACAAGCCTATTATTATAGATAAAAGAAGGCAGTGGCAAAACCCAGAAAACATAAAGATGTATCAGGATATTTTCGGGAGCTTACCTAAAGTTATTGCGCCTGTAAGAGATACAGAGGATATTATAAAATCCTATTTAACACTTTTCCAAAACAATAATAAAGAGTTGGATTTAGAGGGAGGTAGTTTTCAAACAAGTTATAATGATTTTAAAGCTTACTATAAGTTGAAAGTAAACGATATACTACTTGTTGAGTATGATGATTTAATTGATAAAACTCAGAAGATACTAGACGAGGTGTACGTATATCTGGGCGCTACTCCTTACGAAAATGATTTTACTTGTATAGAGGCGTTTGAGGATGAGAGTTATCACGGCATAAATGGGTTGCATTCTATTCGTAAGACTATCTCTGTAGGTGAAGAGTCTATGATTTTATCAGACGCTATGATAAAAAAGTACCAAAACTACAATATATGGAAACAACATAATAGCGTCAGAATACACCCCCTCAGTAGTATGGGTGTCAAACAAATTTAACAGGAGAAACATAAATGGCATATATTGGCAATTCGCCTGCTGGAGTAGGTAACTATCAAGTAGTAGATGACATAAGTTCTACCTTCAACGGTACGCTAACATCATTTGCTTTAACAGCATCATCACTAGCTATTAACCCTGCTAAGTCAGGACAGTTATTAGTAAGCATTAACGGTGTATTACAAGAACCTGATGACACAGGTACTGAAGGCTTTAAGGTCTCAGGCTCAAACATTGTATTCTCATCAGCACCAGCTACAGGCTCAACCTTTTGGGCGGTATGGCAAGGACAAGCAGTAGATATTGGTACACCTAGTGATGGTACTGTGGGAACTGCTCAGATGTCTAGTGCTGAATTAGCGCTAACAGGTGGCTTGTCACTAGGTGATAACGTCAAGGCTAACTTTGGTGCTAGTGATGATTTACAGATTTATCACGATGGTAGTAATAGCTATGTTGACGAGCAAGGCACTGGAATACTTAAACTTCGTGGAAGTGCAGGTATTGCATTAGAAAAGTACGACTCAACAGAGCAAATGCTTACAGCTTACCACGATGATGCTGTAACTCTTTTTCATAACGGCTCATCAAAACTAGCCACAACCTCTGCTGGTATTGATGTTACTGGCGTTATAACTACTGATGGTCTAACAACTTCAGCAGATATTAGCTTAGGTGATAACGTCAAGGCTAAGTTTGGTGCTAGTAATGATTTACAGATATATCACGATGGTAGTAATAGTTATATTACCGACCAAGGTACTGGCTCATTAATGCTTTCAGGTGATAGTTTGTATTTAACTAATGCTGCTGGTTCGCAAGCCTATGCTTATGGTAATAGTAGTACTGGTGGTATTGAATTAAGATATGGCAACAATGCTAAACTATCCACAACCTCTACTGGTGTTGATGTTACTGGTAGTGTTACTTGTGATGGCTTCACCTCAACAGGTATTGATGATAACGCTACGTCAGAGAAATTAGACATAACTGATACCGCTGTAAAAGTAGGTACTGCTGTAAACCTTCATACAGATTACACAGATACATCTGGTAGTATTATATATACTAGAGATAATGGTAGTTCTACCGCATTAGCTGACCCTAATTATTATGCTTTACAAATCAGTAATTCCTACACAGGCAGTGCCCCCCTAGCTGGACAAAAACCTGCAAAAATACAATTTAGCACCGTTACCTCTGATGGTTATGGTGCTAGAGGTTCGATTGCTCTAGTAGCCAGAGGGACTGCATATGGTGAGGGCGATATTGTAATTTCAACAGGTGCGGCATCATCGCCTGCCAACCACTCAACAGAAACAGTACGCTTCCCCTCTTCTGGTGGAATAAGGTTTAATGGTGACACATCAACAGCCAATTCCTTAGATGACTATGAGGAGGGTGGTTGGACTCCAGGTGTTCTATCTGGTACAGTTAGTGTGGCAAACGCTCGCTACATCAAGGTTGGGAAATTAGTTACAGTTAGTGGTCACGTGCAGACATTCTCAGATATTACCTCTGGAACAGTTCTCACCATAACAGGCTTACCATTCACGTCTGGTTCTACTGGTTCTGCTGGTGCTGGCTCTATATTCTTTAGGTATATAAATCACACTTATGACCAGCTTAGTATGCACCTTCCACTAGGTAGCACAAACTGTCAAATGTTTTCAAGTAGTAAAACTACTTCATACGTGGGTGTAACACACGCAAAGATTTCAAGCGCAGCTTGTGCTATATATTTTAGTTTAACGTACACATCAGTTTAATTAACCTAAATGGATTTTAGGTCAGACATTTATAACAATACAGGAGAGTCAAAATGGCTTTAGTAAAGAAAACAGTAGTAGATAAAGTAGAAGTAGTTTCGGAACACAAGATGGTACAGTGTCGTGAAGCTACTTGGGTAGAAGATGACGGTGTAATGATTGGTGGTAAGAACTTCCACAGACACGTAATCGCACCAGGTGATGACACAACAGGTGAACCTGCTGAAACCATTGCTATCTGCAATGCGGTACACACACCAGAAGTAATAGCAGCTTATGAAGCTATGTTAGCTGCTCAAGAAGCTGAAATGAATCCAGCTGAATAAGAACAGATAGATAAAAACAAGTAGGGGTGAA